TTTAAGTTTTGTTTCTTTGTACCACATATGCTTACGAGCATATGGATTGTATTTACGAAGCCGTAACTTAATTCCTACCTTCTCGCCTTTAGTTGGTCGACGAGCTGTGTAGAAATGTTTTGGTTCGTCTTCTGGTTCTGATTCCAGTTTTACTAGTTTATAACTTTTACTTGCCATAATATAATTCTAACATTATTTTATTCATTTGTCAATTTTTTTCTTCTTTAACCAATCAGAAAGTGCTTCGAAGTTTCCAATCACGACTTCCATATTCTCATTTCCATAGGAACGAACTGGATCATAATAAGCAATCTGTGGAACAGAATTGACATTTTGAAACTTCTTGAAAAACTTTTCTTGTATCTCAGGACTTTCTTCTACGTCCATGAAAATCCATTTATATCCATGATGTTCTATAAGTGTTTTTGATCTTTCACAAAAGACACAACGCTTTGTGCCGTAAATAATATACTCTTCTCCTCTCACAGTTTTACAAGTTTCCTATTTTCTAAATGTTCTTCTGCAATATCTTCTTTAGATTGTCCATGATAAGCAACAGCATGATGTTTCTCTATCATCAAATCGTTAAGTATGACATGAGAATCTTTCTCTGGATTATAAACTCTAAACTCACCTAGAATACGTCCATACTTACCCACTGCATCTTTATGAGTAATAAGTGTTTGCATACTTCCTTTTGGTAGAAAAGACATTACAAATTTCTTTGCTGCAAGGCCATAGACCTTTTCTTCTTTGTCTCTGGTTCTTGACTCAGGAGTATCTACACCATAGAATCGGATACGCTGATTTCTCAACCATACACCAAATCCCAAATCAATATCGACATCAGCAGTATCTCCATCTATCACCTTAATGATCTTACAGGAGTATTCATGCATGAAACTATTTATACTTTTTCTGTATAGATTAAATAGCAAGAAGAAAAGATGCACCTTCAGATTCACCGGCCCACACAATACAAACTTCTTCTTCGTTTTGGGTTTTTCGTAAAACGACCAAACTTGAAGTTGTCTTATCTTCATTTACAAATAATATAAGAGTTATATCAGAACTCATTTGAGACATTGCCACAGGAACTTCACCAAAATTATCATTTAGATGATTTACCATTCTCATAAAACTAGGAAGACAAACAAAAGTCATAGGTATCTCTAACTCATACATATCTTTTGGTGGTTTTTGTTGTGCGCTAACTATTGACGAGAATAGTAGTAGACTTAATAATATTTTTTTCATTACCAGTTGGCCCTTTCAGTTCGTTTTTGTTTTGATGTGTATGTATCACTATCTTTTGGTTTAGTGTTTATTGTGGTGTTGTTTGTCACACTAGTTCCTGCATTGATATTAGCATTAGCAACAGTAACACCGCTACCACCGGCACCAGCGCCAGCAAATGATGCTTGATTTAATGCCCCAGCTGGACCAGCAGATGTAGAAACTAAACTTTTAATGTAAGCTTCAGGATTTCTTTCTTCTTCTAACATTTTATTAGAAAGTTGACCTAGTTCTCTAGGATCCATTGTGGGCTGTATATATCCTTTACTTGCTTTTCTTAGTGTAGTGGATGTCTGAACTGGTTTAGATTTTAATATTTGTTTTTCTTTTTTTATTTCGTCGAGTCTTTTATATAAATCCTCTTGTCTTGGACTCATGGCATCTTCTGGAGACACCTCCGTAGAATTAAGTTCGCTTATAATTCCTTGCTCTTCAGCCTCAAGAGATTCTAATTTTGCCTCTTTTTCTTTTACTTTAGGATCAATGCCTACCCATTCTGCAAGAGAGTCTGGTAACAATAAACTTGGCATCTTTTCTACTAGAGGACGTATAAAGGCTTTAAGTTTATCCATAAAAGAATCTAAACTAATACTGGGAAAACTAAATTCTGGTAACTTCATACCAAAAATTTCACCTTTCTCTCCATCCCAGAAAAACTTTCCTATGCTAGTAACTAGATTGTCCAACCAAGATTTTAGTCCTTGCCATGCATTGCTAACTTTCTCCGTAACAGTATCCCACAGAGGTCCTAAGGCAACACCAAATATTTTTACTGGCCCTCTACTCAACACTTGGCCAGATTCATCTATTTCTATTTGTGGATCATAGAAGAACTTACCAGTAGCAGTGACCAGATTGCCAAACCAAGATTTTAGTCCTTCCCATGCGTTACTCACCTTCTCTGTAACATTTTCCCATAGAGGTCCTACCTCAACACCTAATATCTTGAGTGGCCCTCTACTCAATTCTTGACCGCTTTCGTCTATGACTACTTGAGGATCATAGAAGAACTTGATAAAATTATCTATTAGATTATTGCTCCAGGCCTTGAACATTATCCAAGACTCTTTGACCTTTAGAGATGCGCCGTCTATCCATTTCTTAATCTTTTCGCCTCCGATGAATCCGAAAATAGCTCCTAATGCACCGCCTATTATTGCACCCGCAACAGCACCAACAACTCCGAATGGTGTAAACATTCCGATCATTGCACCGATACCTGCCCACTTACTACCTTGTTTTATTGAGTTAAGTAGCCCCTTACCAGAACCGCCTAATGCTTGGCCAATGGCACCAGATAAGCCTCCTTCATTATATCCATCGAAATAATCCTTTACAACTGATAAAGTACTTGCAACACCAAATACAACAATGGCAGCAGGTAAAGCAAACATACCTAAAGCCTTTAAGCCTACAAACGCTACGCCAATACTGGCCAAGAGACTCTTTGCTGCAAGAAAAAACATTGTCATCAGTGCGCTTATAAAAGCACCAGCTTTAAAAAGTCCTTTACTAAGAAGGCCATATAACAGTCCTCTAAGAAAACCACCTTTCTTTATAGTTTGGTTTTGAACTACTGTTGTATCACCACCATCACCACCACCGCCTCCACCCCCTTCTAAGGCTGCCTCATTTGCCTTTGATGAGTCAGCGGGTCTCATCATTTTCACTATATTTTTTAGTAAAGCTGTTTGTTTTTTTAATTCTTCTATTTCTAGCTTTTTAACTTCACCACCAAACCCAAACATTTTCTTGACACTAAGACCTGTTTGATTTTCTTCTTTTATTTCTGGCGTTTTACCACCAAATCCAAACATTTTCTTGACACCAAGACCAGCCATCTTACCCAGAATTCTGATAGGTTTTGGGATCATCTCTAACATAGATTTGAATGGAGCCAATAGACTTTCTTTAAGTTCTTCTCTTAACTTTTCTTGTGTTTTTCCTAATTCTTCTTCTTTTCGTCGAAGGTCTTTTGTTTTTTGTATTTTATCTTCTAACGCACGAACTTGCTTACCTTCCTCGCTACGAGAAAATATAAGCTCTTCTTCTTCTTTTCGCAGTTGTTCCGAGACATCTGCTAATCTTTTTTGTCTTTCTAGTTCGTCCATTATTTTTTACTTGATGCTGGTTTATGACCACTACCCACATATAATCCAAACCACGCTGCACCTGCACCCACAATTGTAGAAATGTAAGCTGCTTGTGCATTTGTTGGATCGGGTAGATTCATAAACCATTGAGTTGAATACCAGAACACATAACCATAGGCGACCATTAACAGTCTTGGAATCAAACGTAGAGTATCCATGAATCCAGCTGTTTGATTATACCAAGTCTTACTCTGGTCGAATCCTTGAATTGTTAAAAAGTCCGACTTATCTACTTCGTATGTTTTTTCTCTAATTAATACCTGTTTTTCATCTGTCATGTTATTTTCGTGCTTCTGCCTTTCTTCGCTCTTCCTCTTCCTTTAACCAATTCAATAACAAAGACACATAAATCAATCTTTCCCACGGCATCATATTTTCTAAATCAGAATAACTATATTTGTGGTGTTGCATCAAACCAAAATTTAGTCGTATATGATTTTCTAAATCATCGTGAGAAAGAGCTATCCGAAAAAACTTTGCATACCCTCCAATGTTACTTTATTCATTTTTTTAGTCTTTGGATTTTCAAACTCAACCGTGTGTTGTAACTTAGGCATAGTTTCAAAAAAGTTTTGTACATTTTCAAACTGTTTTGAGTTTAAACTTTCCAAAAATTCATTTAGTTCTTTTTTTGTAAAATCTGTTCTTTCAAAAATTGTTTCACCGTCATAAATTCTATCAACACACTCAGCAATTACATCAAAAACAGCTTCAGTATCATCTGATAGTTTTTCAACAAGTTCGAAACTTGGATATTTCATCTCAATCATAATTGCGTCTGTTAATTTTATTTTATTTGTATGTCCTTTTGTAAATTTAACCTTTACCTTATCTAAAGGAATATCTACAGCAACATAAGTTTTATTGTCATCTGGAGAAAGTAACTTTATTGATGAGACTTCTCCTACTGATTTTGATCTGATGTTTAAAAACAAATATTCTAAATCAAACATTGCAAGAGAATTTGCATCTATCTTTTCAAATGTACAATTACTTACAATCTGCCTTACTGCTCTAATCACATTGGAAGAATTTTCTGAATCTTCCATTGCAAGTAACAGTATTTTTTCTTCTTTAACCAAAAACGGTCTATAAACTATTTTCTCCTTTGTTGAAGGTAACTCTAACTCATATGTTGGAGTATTGATTACTGGTAAACTCATAATATTGTCTCCTTATTTTTCTCATAATGTATAAATCATTCCATTGTATTAGGATTTTTCCATCTAGAATCTACTTGTAATGGCACTGGTTGTCCGGACGTAGGTTTAGAAGTAGAATCTAAACTTGGTTGTGGTCTAATATTAGCAAAAACCTCGTCTACTATCGGTGGACGTATGTTCGAAGCAATAGCCTGTTCTGCTGTCTGAACCGTAGACTGATTGTTTTTGGGCAACTGAGCTCTTGCTCTTTGTGGAGAAGATACTGATCCAGATGGAGCATTAATTTCACTTTCCCACCATCTATAGCTAAATTCCACACTTACAGTCTGATAACTATCAGCCGAACTATAAGAAAATTCTTGTGCATTAATTGTTTTTGGAAATGCCTCATATATAGTAACTTTATATGTTTCATTATTATTCATATCCAAACTATTTAATTCTATATCACAAATATAATCTGTATAGAATTTAGCCTCCCAAGAATTTTTAGAAATAATGAAATCTTGCCAATTTTCAAAAAACTTTTTTTCTGGTTGTCCAGTGGTACACATAAAGGTCATATTGATGGGACCATAAGTAAATGCCTGTGCGTGTTCTCTCTGAGGTCCATATCGTAACAAATCAGGAGTAGACCTAACATTTTGACCAGGAAAAGAAACTGACTCTGCAAAATATTCTACATACGGATCTCTTACCACAGGAGGTGCCAAAAACTTGACAGAATATCTGTTACTCCGAGCAAGATTTACTGACTTGATTCTTTGTAAAACTTCTGAAAAAGACATTACATTTGTTTCCTGATCTGACTGTAAACAGTATTAGAAGATACTGGCCGTTTAGAATCTAATGGTCCAGTATAAAATCTTTGTACGGGTAATAAAGCAGCAATCAACATATCTTCAATTGATATTTTGAGAAACTTTGACCTTACATTTTTTGCTTTATATCTTCTTACTATTGGCTTTACTCTACTATTTCCAGATATTTGTCTCCAAGACACGTTTATTTTTTCCATTCTTTGATCCGAAAAAGACTGTATCAATAACTCTAACAATCTAACTCTCATTGGTATTGTCAAATAATGAAAATTGATTCCTACGAATCCTCCTCGAAAAGTATCTACAGGTATGGCTAATGGAAATAAATCATAGAATGGTAATCTTTGAGCCGTTTGTGGTCGATATTCAAAAAGATTCATCATTCCAAAGTTTGGTCTACCTGTTACTTTACCTTCCTCTATGTGTTGTTCTGCTGTCATGGTATTGCCACCTAAAGCTGTAATTTGACTTCTATACCATTTGGTGGATAATTCTCTTCCTTCAGCAGACTCTTTTATTTCATCGAATATACTCACTCAACTATTTATCTGCCAGCGTTACTTCTTCCGGGTGCTGCTCCACTTAAACTTCCATAGACGGGAAGTTCTTTCTTAGTATTTCTCATCGTGTTAGATAATTCCATGGTTGATGTGTATGTAGTATCTGATCCTCGAAACATTAAATGATGACCTACTTTAGTAATCATCCATGTGTTATTATTTCTATCTTCTCCATAAACATCTACAGACCCCACAATACCCGTTTCATATTCAGAACCAGATCCTCTACCAATTGATGGAAATACAGCCTCTACCATCTTTCCGACTTGTAATCCAGAAATACCGTACATCTCGCATCGTATTCTTTCATAATTTAACATATGATTAACTTGAAGTTCCTGCAGTAATTTGTGATCTCTACTTTCACCAGTCCAAGGATATGCTGCCAGTCTTGTTGAAGTGTTTATATTAGAAAAATATTTTGATGATCCGCTTTTGAATGATAGTTTACTATCTGGCCATTCGGAGATTGTTCTCCATGACGGATCGGGTGGCCAGAATACCGGAGTCTTTGATGCATGAGAATATTTGTTTTCGTTCAAGTGTTTCAGATAATCACTCTTAAAAACATCAAATGACTTATAAAAATCATTGTGTTGGATTTCAGACCCTGCCCAAGACCCATCTGAAATAGTAGACCATTTATCTCCTGTAGTTATAAATTCATAACTTAAACTTCTCATCATTGCTGCAGGATAACCTCTAATATCTGCCACAACTTCACTATCTTCAGCACCAGTAGTGGTAGCTGCATTATTAAGTGTAAAAATTAAATCTGCAAATGCTGATCTTTGGAGAGGAATTAAAAACCAACCACCATCAGTTGCAACTGGTCTATGAGCAGTTTCAAAGAAAACCACATCATGTAAAAAATCTCCTCTAAAAAGACTATCAGCTGCAGCCAGCTGTGGTCCTACGACTGGTTGAAAATCTTGAATTCTTGCTTTATCAACAATTGATAAAATAAAATCCAATGGCCTTAGATTGGGAGAAATAAAATGATGAATGTCTTCTGTTTGTGTTACTGTAATTGGTTTCTTAATTACTCCCAATTCTTTCTTCATAACATCCAAAACAATATCACTTATTCTTCCTTGATATGCTTTTGAAAGTCTAACTCTATCATTGGTTATAATTTCAGTAGAACAAAAATGCAATCGGTACTCCAACCACAATTGACTAGTTGTTCCTTGATTAGTTATTGGTGAAACAATCTCCTCTATCTTATGAATGTAGAGAGGAGTTCTCGAAGAATAATCTACTGCAAATTCAGGATGACCTGAATCCGTTGCACCTGCCGTTTCAAATCTCAACCACAAAAGTTCTTCTCCAAGAATTAATCCATTTCTGATTAGATTGATATTGTCTTTAATCTGAATCCAACCACTGACTCCTAACTGTTCAATATCTTCAAAGAAATGAATTTCGTGAACTAAAGAAGAAATATCATAATAATTTTCATCTCCGTGTTGAATAATACACTGTGATAGTTCTACCGAACCCGGCCTTGGACTGTTGCCTGTAGCTGTTTGCATACGAGCAATATCCTCAAGCGTAGCTTTGATATCGATTGCCATATTAAGGTTGTGGTTCTGATAGAGCCGATTTGAAGTCGTATAAGAATGTTCCGATATAACCTGGATCTAATATCATAATTTGTTTTCTAGCATCATTTAATTCTTGCTCATACTCATAATTGGTTATTGGTGTTGCTGTTGGTTCATCTGCAATCTCTACTTTAATTTTTATAGTGGTGTTACCAGATGATTGAGAAATTTCATAATGATGTATTGCATTTGGATTACTATACTTGTCATTTACATAATTTTGCAAATTGCGGATTGATAAGGGCCACTCATAATATCTATCAAAGTATCTATTAAATAATAGAATAACCCAATGATATTCACTTAGACCATAAATCTGATATGCTACAGATTCTGGTGTATCTCCTTCAAAGACATCATACTTTGAAAATAAAGACCTTCTACTTCTTATACTATCTCTTACTTTAATTCTTGTTAGAATATCAGTAACAAGTTTTGTATTACCATCTCCTACAAAATCATATTCTATTTTTGGCATTGCGTTAAAATACATAATCAATAACCTCCGCGAATAAAACCTTGGTCTTGAAGTTGAAGTTCTTTAAAAGTCAATGATAAATCAATTTGAACAGGCGAATGTGTTTCTTCAAAAGTCGTGTATCGATCTCCACCATAATTAACTGATACATTTGTTAATGCACATTTTCCTATTTTGTTTATCCATTGATTTTCGCCGTCTGCATTGTAGTATTTAATTTGAAATGCCTTTGGTAGTCCGTATACACGAGCAACGGAAACAGCATGAGCTCTTGGAGCAGAATGAATTTTGAAATATTTCACTATTTCATCAACTGCGGTAACATCAGCACTACCAAGAGGTTTAAACGAATAGTTGTAACTAAATGATCTGAATCCAGGACCACTGTATGTTGCATAAGTCTGTGCAAATATTGCTTTACCGGATGCTTGAGATATTGCTTGACTTCCAATTAATTTGCCTATTAAAGCCGTAAATGAACTTCCAGTTCCTTCTTTACCCACATCGGAAACAGCACCTACCTCAGCTTTTACCCTGTCAAAAATACTCTCCTCTGTTGCGCCAGACAGCCCTAAACTTGCGGCTGCTTCTAAAAAGTTTGCTTCTTGTTGATCCCATCCCTGTTCATATGAAGTTTGTGGAGGACCAGGTATAGGTAATATAACAGCTCTGTTGCCATCTCTTAGAAAAGAATTATCTTGTGATGTTGCACCAAGCATACCTCTGATGTTATATGTTTCAAACATCATGTAGTTTGCAGTTTCAGAAGCTAACCCCAAATCTCTAGGAAATGCTAACGGTGAAGCAATTCTTCCAGTTTCATATAATGCCATTTTAAGATATCCTCTAAATAGTATAACTATTTATATGAATAAAAAGAATTATACTAACAAGAAACCTTATAAGGGTCGTTTTGTTCCTAACGAACCTGACAAGTATAAAGGGAATCCACGGAATATCATCTATCGTTCCATGTGGGAAAGGCACTGTATGCGTTACTTTGATAATAACGTAAACGTATTGGAATGGGCTAGTGAAGAAATAGCAATTCCTTATGTCTCTCCTTTAGACGGAAAAGTTCATCGTTATTATCCAGACTTTTGGGTAAAAGTAAAACACGGTCCAGAACATAGAATATGGCTAATTGAAGTCAAACCAGAGAAACAAACTAAACCTCCAACAAAAGGTAAAAAAGTAACTAAAGGTTATCTATATGAAGTTCGTGAATATGGAAGAAATACTGCTAAATGGGAAGCGGCAAAGAACTTTTGTGAAAAACAAGGATGGGAGTTTAGTGTCTGGACGGAAAAAACTCTAGGTATGAAATAAAAAAACCCCGCCGAAGCGGGGTTTTGTCTAAATGACTATTATGCTTCTGCTAGTTTAGCAAAATAGTCCAAAGTATCATCATCGTCATTTGACACACTTTCAGCAACATTCTCTACAGAAAATGTTTCCTCAACTGGTGGTCGTGACTTAGATGCATAAGACTCAACAGTTCCTGATACAGAAGTTCCTGTAAGAACCTTGTTCAGTTTTTCCTTCAGTTCATCATACGTCTTGAAGTTACTTGGTGCCAAAAACTCTTGTAGACTATGTAACTTCTCATTATAAAGTTTTTCAAGGCGAGCATCATCACCATCAAAAACCGCTGAAGGAGAATCAAACTCGGACTTATCATAGTTCCAATATCCGTCCACCTTACGAATTTTGAGTTTGAAGTTTGCACCTTGCCAAAGATCAAATGGATTCAAAGGCTGTTCGTCATCAAATGCTGGATTCATGGCTTCGGTAATCTTATCAAAGATTTTCTTGCCAAAACGGAACAACCTGACTGTGCCATCATTCTCTGGGTGCTTTGGATCACTCACAACAAGAACGTTGGAGTAATACTTTAGAACTCGCTTTTGCTTTCGGGCAATTTCCTTATCGGATTCCGTTCCGCTGTTCCAGAGTTCAGTATTGTACTCAGACACCGGATCGTTTTTACCTAGTGTGGTTAGTGAGTTCTCAATGTACCAACCACCGGGACCATTAAACGCATGACTCCAAACACGAACCCAAGGAAGATCCTCTCCTTCTGGTTGTGGTAGAAATCGAATGACTGCATAACCGTTGCCGGTCTTATCGAGGTCTGGTTTCCAAAGACGAGTATCTTCAAATGAAGTGCTGCCTGTGGTGGATTGTAACTTATTCAGTTCGGTTTGTAGTTTTTCAAAAGAGCCTGACTTGCTCTTTAGGTCTGCAAAAGACATATCTTATATCCTCGTATTGTCGTATGTTAAATGTATAGTTGATAGACTGTATCGGCGCCTATCAATACTATTTAGTATATCAGGTATTTTTATTTCTGTCAAGAGTTTTACTTAAAAGGTGGTCCAAGAAACCAACACACCAATGAATGTCGAATTCCTTTTGTTACCTCTGCAACTCGATGAGTCATGTGTGATGGAAAGAAAATCAATGATCCTCGTTTAAGTTTATGCGAAGTAATTTCAATTTTGTCTTTATGTTGGCTTGCAAACTCAAAATCTCCACCTTCAAACTTATCATTTAATACCAAAGACATACTTATTTTTCTTACATTACCATAAAACCATTTATTTTCCGAATTTGAGTATTTTACTAAATGACAACCTTTACCGTCTGCGTGAAAATTATAGAAACCTCCTGGACCATATCGTGTAATTTGACAAGATTCTGCTCCTGTAATTTCATAGTTCCATCCAGCATCTCGATTTGCTGTCATCATGTATGGCCAAATTAAATCATAAAGCCATTGTTCGTTTGACCAGTAAATATCACTAATTCGTACTTTATTATCTTTTCCTATTACTTCTTTAATGCCTGTTTTTCTTTCTTCATCGGTAACTTCTGTGTTCAATGATACACTAGATTCTTCCCAATTACCTTCAGCAAGTTTAATAATTTTATTACAAGTCTTTAGTGGAATTTGTTTTTCTGGCCACATAAACCATTCATTAACTGTAATAGACATTATTCACGTTCTTCATCATCTGTTTTTCCAATCTCTGCTTCAATAAGAGCAGATACAAAGGCTTGAGGAGTAATTTCGTTACGGACGGCAGAAATGATAAACTCTGCCATT